GTTAACAAGCCCGTTACATACTTTACAAGTACACGCGCAATCAGCGGTAGCTTAAACGCTTACTTGCGTACAGGTACTGGATACTCAGCAGACTTGATGAGTACTATGTTGGCGAACTCAGCAACAGCTGTTAGCCCTGATTTCTACATGAACATTTCTATCGGTGGTACTACTAGTACTAAGGTAGACTTTACAATGCCTGGTGTTGTATTAACAATCCCAACAGTAAATGCCGAACAAGTTGTTTCAACAACTATTAACTTTACTGCACAAGGTACTGACGGTAGCAACTTTGATATCGGTGCCGCAAACGAGTTGACAATTACTTACACAACTCCACAAGTTTAATAAACTTATCTGGGCTAAGCATGGTGCTTAGCCCACTGTATTCACAAATAATAAAAATATGTCTGAAATTTCTTTAAAATCCCTTTTAGTACCAAGTAAATCCGTTGAAGTAGAATATCCAGGCATGCCTGGCTTCACAGTTAATCTTGCTTTTTTAAGTCGCGAAACGCTTCTTAACATTCGCAAAAAGTCAACGAAAACTAGTTTTAAAAACCGTCAACCAACTGAAGAATTTAACGAAGAGTTGTTTTTGCAACTTTATGTTGAAGCTGCTGTTAAAGGTTGGTCGGGTCTTAAATTAAAATACTTGGAACAACTTGCACCTGTTGATTTAACAGGACAAGACCTAGAAGCAGAACTTAACTTTACTCCTGAAAACGCATTGTACTTGATGAAAAACTCAAGTAACTTTGATGGCTTCATCAGCGAACAAGTATCTGACTTGGGAAACTTTTCGAAGAGCAACTAAGTCAAGTAACTAAGTTGCTCACGAACTATATGCAAAATAGTAGCGTTTCAATGACTAAGGAAGCTTACTTTGAAATGTGCGAAGCACTAGGTAATCAGCCTGTAGAGGCAGATATACCAGTTGAGTTTGAAGACTTTCCACTGGAAGTTCAGCAAGCTATGATTGCATACAGGATGTTGCGTGATGAATGGGATTCAATGAGCGGTATTTATTTAGGTAAGTCACTTATTGGTATCACAGAAGTCATGGATGCCACAGAAATTGATCTTGAAGACAGAAAATTTATTACTATGCTTGTTCGTACAATAGACAGCGTAAGAATACAAGAGATCAATAATAAACAAAAAACTGAAAAGCCCGCTAAGTAATTTAGTGGGCTTTTTTATGCTTTAAAATTTTATGTATTGACAATTTTGACCATATGTGCTATAATGGTCCTAATGAAAAATATCTAAATTTTTTTAATATGCCACTTAACCAATTAAGGAGGGGGCCTAATGTCAAAAATAACTGTAGACTTCGAGCTAAAAGACAGCAAGAAGTCGGTTGACGCGGTAGATGCCTCTGGCAAACGCCTTAACAAAACGCTCGAGCGTACCAAAGAATTAACACAAGGTACTCGCGGAGGATCAAAAGCCGCTGCAGCCGCATTTGATCAAACTGGATATAATGCAGCGCGTGGTACTATTGGTACCGGTGCTAGCGGTCGTGACTTTGCTAAACAGTCTCGTGAGTTAGATGGTTTAGTTCGTTTATATTCTATTTATGCTGCTAATATCTTTGCAGCAGGTGCAGCGTTCCGTGCACTTAGTGAAGCTATGGATACCACAAACATGGTAGCTGGTTTAAATCAGCTTGGCGCCGCCAGCGGCGTGGCTATGGGTGGTTTGGCTAAGCGCTTTGCAGAAGCCAGTGGTGGAGCTATTAGTTTACGCGAATCCATGGAAGCAACAGCAAAAGCCGTTTCTAGTGGATTGTCACAAGCACAGTTTTTAAAATTAGGTGATGTTGCCAAGAAAGCTTCACAGGCTTTAGGTGTTAACATGTCGGACGCCGTTAGTCGTTTGACTCGTGGTATTACCAAGCTCGAGCCTGAGTTATTGGACGAACTTGGTATTTTTACTAAAGTTGGTCAGGCAACAGAAGACTATGCGCGCGCTATCGGTAAGCCAGTTTCGGCACTAACAGATTTTGAAAAACGTCAAGCATTTGCTAATTCCGTTTTAGAAGAAGGTGCTCGTAAGTTTGGACAAATTGATATTCCAACTAATCCTTATGATAAGTTATTGGCCACACTGCGTAATGTGGCCCAAGCAGGATTAGAAATTGTAAACAATGTACTTGGACCTTTTGCAAACTTATTGTCAAAAAATACTGGGCTATTAGTTGGTATACTTGGTCTTATTGGTGCTAAGATTGTAAAAGATGCATTACCCGCTATAGGTCAGTGGCGTGCAGGTCTTAAAAGCGCAGCAGAACAAGCTGCTAAGACTAGTTCTGATATTGCTGCAAGTTTTGGCGAGAATTTTGTTGAACGTACTAATGCGGCCTTTAGAATACCTGAATTAGAAGCTAATCTTAAAAAATCAGAGGAAGCTTATCGCGCCAGCCGTGCAAAAATGGCTCAAATGGATACCGATCTTTCTAAGCGCGTTTTAAAAGGCGGAGTTGGGGCAGACGAGAAAACGCTACGAGCAGAGCAAAGTAGACTAACTCGTGAAATCAATGCTTTAAAGAATCAAGGACTAGCACTTGATAACGCACAAATTGTAGCCTTAGAAAAACAAAAAGCCGCCGTTGTTGCATTAAAAAATGATATTAGGGCACTTAATGCCGCAAACGCAGGCGCCCTAAAACAAGCAGAAGGCGGAACAATATTTGAAAAAATTGGCGATGCTGCTCGTATGAGTGCGGCCAAAAATGCTCGTGATAGAGCTACTCGTTTAGGTATTATCAGCGACGTAAGCAGAAACCAAAAAGAAAAAGGTTTTGGCCCTGCAATAAGTCAAATGCGTGACGATCTTAAAACACTGCCTTCATTCTTTCAAAAAGTACAAGTAGGCATTGCAGGAACAGTTGTTGCCGGTGCAGGTGCTATAGGTACTGGAATAGCCGGTCTAAGTAGGTTTCTGGGCCCAGCCGCTGCCGCAATAGGTATATTACAAGTAGCGTTACCCCTATTTAGAAAAAACGAAGAGGAAGCAGCACGTTTTTCAGCTTCGCTTGATTTGTTGAAAGAAAATAGCGAAAATGCTTTCAGAGTACTGGAAAGATTAAGTAAATTAGACCCGCTTGAGCGACTATCAGTAGATAATATACTTGCCAAAGGTACAGCCTTGGAAAGTTTAGGCGGAAGTCTGTCAAAAGCGTTTGATGACTTGGACACTGAAATAAAAAAGCGGAATACTGCTGATGTGTTCACAAACTTTTTAGCCAGCTTAATTGGTAGAAGTTCAGAGCAATTGTTGGCAAAACAAGTTGCTAATACTGTTGAAAGAGCTGTTAAATTATCTGCAAATGGCCCTAATGGTAAAGCCGTAAAAGCTGAGTTAGCCAACTTACTAAAGTTACCAGCAAACGCCAGCACTTTAGCAATTACAGATGCGTTAAATGCTGCTAGCCCTGCTGTACAAGCGGCCGCTGGCAAAATTTTACAGGATGCTGGTAAAAAAGCAGTAGCTTCCGCAGGATCATTTAAGGCATTTAAACAAGGTTTAGCAGAAAGCGCTAAAGTCTATCAAGATCTAATAAATACCACAAAAAATTCTACACCACTAACTAAATTTGCAGAAGAAAGCTCTACCAAGATACTTGAACTATCAAAAGTATTAGCAGGCGCAGACCTTCCTGAAAAGTTAACATCGTTGCGTGATTTAGCGTCAGACATTAACTTTTTACAGCTTTTCCCTCCACAAGCAGCTGCTAACATTTTGTCTACAGCAAATGAACTATCAAAATTAAGTGAAGAATTATCGGAAGTAGATCGCAGACAAAGTCTGTACAACGAAGCTTTAAATGAACAGCAGTCAATTATAGATAAAGATGCGGCAAGAAATAAACAACAAGGTGGTAATGGTGCTCGTATAAGTAAACCACAAAGCGTTTTAGATGCAGAAGCTGCTGTAAAGCAGTTAACTGAGCTAAACGCGGGATTACAGAGAACAAAGAGCAGTATTGGAACAGCTTTAGAAGCCTCCTCTGCAAAGTTTGCGGAATCAATGCGCACTGGATTAATTGCAAATATTGAGACTTTCTCTAGAGGGTTAGTAGATGCCGCAGCAAGAGGTGCACTAGAGCTTAAAAAGGCAGCTTCCGCAGGATTTAGTGATCCTAGGCTTAAAGCCAAAATAGAGACCCAAACAGAGTTAGAAGGAATTAGATTAGATCGTAAAATGTTAGAGGCTCAAATGAGCCTAATAAACTCTAACAGTGATTTACGTCTTGCTATCATGGAAAATACCTTTGCACAAAACCTTGAAAAAGCAGGTATTAAAGGTACACCAGAAGACATCCTCTCTCAACTAAATAAGCCAGAAAATAAAGGTTTATTAGAAGAACGCAGATCTCTTAATAGTTTCCGTGAAAATCGCGGAAAATCAGCACAAGAATTGCAAAAGCTGTTATCAACTGAAGGTTTAACAGCGGGAGCAATTGCAGGTATAAGCGAATCAATAGGACAAATGCAAGCTAGAGAAGGCGTAAGAGCACAAATAGCTGCATTAGACGGTAAAAGTGCCGGAGTTAGTATAAAAGGCAAATTTGCAGACGTAGATGCAAACAGAGTAGTTGCGTTAAAAGAAATTGGAGAGCTACAAAAAACTATTGATCAAGAGCAAGCAAAGTTTGCAGAAACAAAATCTTCAATAAGCGAAGCAGAGTTTGCAGCAGCTAATAAAGTATTTTTAATACGTAAAGCTGATGCAGATTACGCCGCAAAAGTAGCTACAGCTGGTTCAGAATTAGCAAAGTCAATTATTGCTGATGAAAAACTTAAGTCTGATTTAAGTAAGCAAGATCTTGAATATACACAGCAAACATACAATACTGTGCTTGCCCAGGCAGCAGTTGACCGCGAGCTAACAATCTCTGGAGCAACACGAACAGCAGATATTGCAAAAGCTGTAGCTCTGAAAAATAAAGAGATAAAAGAAACCGATCAAGCCGTTAAATTAGCTGCACTACAGTTAGACACTCAAATCGGCTTAAATCAAGCTGAGCAAAGCAGTCTGCAAATAAAGTACAATGCAGGACAGTTAGACGAAGAAAGCTACAAGCGACAGCTAGATACCTTAAAAATCAACGAAGCAAAACTAGATCAAACAAAACAACTAACTGCAGCACAAGCAGCGTATAATCAAGAAATTCAGAGATTAGATGCAGCAAAAGCAGCAGCAGGAGGTTTTACTGGTGAAGCATTGGCTGCTGATGAAGCAGAACGTAAGCGACTGTTAGACTTCTACAACGCTCAGCGAGATAGCATTAAGCTCTTAACAGATGCCCGCATCAAGGATGCTGAAACGCTTGCTGGTTTAACGTTAAGACAACAAGCATATACAGACTTGTTTAAACAGGCTTTTAAAGGCATGGAAGACGCAATTATAGAGTTTACAAAAACTGGTAAATTAAACTTTAAGAGTATGATTGATGGTTTTATCGAAGGCTTATTGCGTTACGAGATCCAACAACAGCAGGCAATGCTGTTTAAAGGCGTAGGCGGAGCAAGCGGTTTAGCTACTTCATTGATGGGATTTTTAGGATTTGGAAGTAACAATTCCGCATCTAGTATCTTAAATCCTACCGGCCCTGCAGGCGCTTCTGTTATGGGATTCTTTGGAGCAGCTCAAGGTGCTGCTTATGATGTTGGTTTACGAAAGTTTGCCAAAGGTGGAATGTTTACAAATTCAGTTGTAAGCTCTCCTACATTATTTAAGTTTGCACAAGGCACGGGTTTAATGGGTGAAGCAGGTCCAGAAGCTATTATGCCCCTAAAGCGCGACAGTCAAGGAAACTTGGGAGTACGTGCAAACAACAGTTCAGCACCTACAGTCGACGTAGTTGTTAATAACTATGGTAATCAGCAAGCAACTACCAAAGAAACCACAGACTCACGCGGAAATCGTAAGATTGAAGTAATGATCGGTGACGCAGTAGCAGGAGAACTTTCTCGCCCTGGTAGTTCTGTACAGCAGTCATTAAGCGGTAACTTTGGTAACCGACCTGCATTAGCAAGGAGATAATTATGCCAATACCAGCATGGCCTACCAGTAACAACTTTCCACAAGTGCCTCAAAAAGGATTTACAGAGTCAGTTGGTTTGAACGTAGTACGTTCAGCCACGGACTCTGGTCCGGCTAAAATGCGTCGTCGTGGTTTAGCCGTAAGCACAATGGACTTGTCGTTTATATTAACAACAGCACAAACCACCGAGTTAGAAAACTTTGTTAACAATACAATAAAAGGTGTAAAGCGTTTTAGTTTTCCACACCCCAGAACCTACACAACTGTTGAAGCACGCATAGTACCAAGCGGTGAAGGCGAGTTTTTTAAACTGCAGTACCTGGCCCCTGGATACTGGCAAACTTCTATGAAATTTGAAATATTACCATGAGTAGACTAAGTAAGCTATCACCAGCAGCAATTCGTGCTATGTTTTCGTCAGAAACTGACGAACAACTTATTATGCTGCTAACAATTTACGATCCAAACGGTAATTCAGATCCAGCAGCAGCTACTACGCCCGTACGCTTAACCGATAACTACATGCAACGGCTATCAACTACCACAGACGATGAAATCAACTATGGCGTTGTTAGTCGCGGCAACGAGTACCTTTTTATTCCGATGACCCTAAACTTGCCCAATGAGCAAGAAACAGGCGTAGGAGACTGCACAATTACACTAAACTTTGTAACACCAGAAGCAATTACAATTGTTCGCTCACACCTAGTAAGCAGAACAAAAGTACTAATTGAACTAGTATTATCAAATAATCCTGACTATCCAGAAGCAACATATTCTGATTTTTATATTACTTCAGCAAGTTATAATGCTGATAGTATAACGCTAAGTTTAAGCATGGTAAGCTACAACAAAGAGCCTTTTCCTGCGTTTAACTTTACTCCTAGTTACTTTCCAGGACTATTCTAATGAATTACAGTAAATATATTGGATTACCTTACGTAGACAACGGCAGAGACACTACTGGTGTAGACTGCTGGGGATTAGCACGCTTATTCTATAAAGGTGAGCTCAATATTGATTTACCTAGTTATGTGGAGTCTTACAGCGGTGGCAGCGATCCACAGATTGTAGAAGCTGTAAGCATCTACAAAGATAACTGGCAATTAGAGTCTAAGGGTAACCCCGGCGATCTGTGCTTGTTTAACATTTTAGGTGAGCCTACACACGTAGGCATTTATATTGGTGACAATAAGTTTTTACACTGTCGCCAAGGCCAGGACTCGGTTGTAGAGTCCCTTACAAATCCCAAGTGGAAAAACCGCTTTGTGGGATTTTACAGTTATCAACCACAGCAACAAGTTGCTGCTGTGGGAGCACCACACCCACTTAAATTAAGTGTACACCGTGACTGGACAGTAGAAGGTACTACTGTCCAAGACTTTGTCGAGTTTGTAAAAAACAAGTACGGTGTAGGTGCAACATTAATAAGCAAAATTGTAGTAATGCTGGACGGGGTAGTTGTACCCAAGTCAGAGTGGTCTACAACTGTGTTACAGCGCAATCAGCAAATCAGCTATAAAAGCATAGCTCAAGGCGATTCCACAAAACGTATGCTGATTGTGTTAGCAGCGTTTGTTGTTGCACAGTATGATGGTGGAAAGTTTGCTAGCTCGCTTGGCACAGAAATGGGTTTTAGCACTGCTGCTAATGCAAAATTAGCAGGTAGTATTGCTATCAACATGGCAGGTATGGCACTGGCCAATGTAATTGCTCCTATTCGTCCACCCACACAAAACGATCCTGGCACACCCAGTGGCATGAATTTGTTTACTGGTGCAAACAATCAAGCAAGCCCGTTTGGAGCAATACCTGTTGTGCTTGGAAAAGTACGCTTTACTGGTATGCTTGGAGCCGCACCATACACAGAATCTCTTACCGAAACTAATATTTTAAATACAGCAATTGTTTGGGGATTCGGCCCGCTAGAGATTCAAGATATTTCTATTGGCTCAAAGCCACTATCTGATTACTTTGTTGATGAGCCAGTAACCGTGCCACGTCCAGTTACATTAACTGGTACAGCCACAGAGTACAGCACAAACGGCAGTTACAAAGACTTTGATAACTTATATGGTCGTGATGTTGAGCAACAGTATGTAAATTTAGAGCTAACAAACAACGCCACAAATGTAACGCCTTCACATCCTGGAAGCTACAAGTGGCAAACAGTTACACTTAACCAAACTTGTGACGCCGTCGACATTGTATTATCCTTTCCAGAAGGTATGCGAAAGATTAATACTAAAAGTGGAAACATTGACAAAACAACTTGCGCAATTGAAATTCAAATGCGCCCGTACAGTACCACACCTTGGGACGATGAAGAAACAAATACTGCCTTAGGCATGTATTCTTACAATTCGGTAGGCTCTTTGGTAACAGCACCTAGCGTATACCAACTAGTTCCTCCTAGCGATCCAGATGTTGAGAATCCTGCAACTAATCTTTATCGTTACACTACTTTTTGTTTAAGCCCCAATGGTGGTTTAGCACGATTTGACGGAGCCGTTACTGATGTGCTTGGAGCAAATCCCAGTGCTTGGTTACAGTCAAAATATGCAGAAAAATCTTATGCTCCACTGTTAGGCACAAACAAAACTGTTGCTTACTTGCCAGAAGTACCTCTAGGCTTTGTAAAGCTTTATACTTTTATTCAGGAAAGTAATGGCAC